ATGGTTCGTATCTTAGAGGCAGACCAATATCAAATTCTTAGCAAGATTAGAAAACTATCTTTAAATAGAAAGTATAAAAATCTAATGGCATGGGATTTATCTCTTTCATTAGATAGAGAAGGTGGTCGTTGGAACTATGACGTTCAAATAGAACCACAAGATGAAGACGATCAACCAGAGCTGGAATCAGCATGGGAGAAAGTTAAGTCAAAAGGTTTCGATTTAAAGAAACTCCTTACTTATGAAGACCCTTTTGGGGGATAATAAAAGAGTTAGATTTAAGTGAAAAACTGTCAGACCGCCCTCTGGCAGTTTTTTTATGTAAATATATTGTTGTCAAGACGCTATATATATGCAATAATGATGTCATATAGTTATTTTACTAAAATGCCTTTATCTAACGATCCTAATTATTTACACAGGATTTCCATTCAAATAACAAAATCTCAGTATGAGTTATTAAAAGAGTATGCTCGCCCTGGAACTTCAATATCTTCAATGATAAGAAGAGCTATTGATGAAATGTTCCAGCCAGTAATCGAACAAAGATTAGAAGAAATGAAGATAGAAAAATGGGAAAAAGAATCTTTAGCTAACAAAAATGTTATGCCTGAAGCTCCAAGCATGGAACTATGGAAAGATTTACAGCCAAAAGAAACAACAAATGCAGCGTCTTAGTTTTTTAAACCTTCAAAGTTACATTCACGAAAAAGGATTTATAGTTTTAGGCCATTGTTATAAATGCGATAAGGTCAGTTATAGATCAGAAGAAGAGGCAAAAATTATTGCAGCAGAAATGTGCAAGAAAGGAAAAGGCCATTCATATGCTTATGAGTGTCCTAAAGGAAATGGTTGGCACTTAACTTCAATGAAACCTAAAAGTCATAATGTACTTAAGTTCAGAAGAAAAGGCCATTCATATAGAAATAAAAAAGGTTGGCAACGATTATGAGCATATATTTCAGATCATCAATGGGGATAGATTTTCCCAAAGCTCCATATATAGGTCAGGTTCATTACGACTTTGACCTAAAGAGGACTTTCAGGTATGAAGAGAAAGACTTTGGAGAATGCATTTTAAAATCAACAATAGATTGGTTTCATTGGGTCGATATAACTGAAAAAGAATTGTAACAAAGTGTAAAGATGTTAAACTTGTTAAACATGGGCTTATATTGGCCTGTGTTAAGCGATAGCTTGTATATACTTATATATACTTGTATATACTTGCATTTGTCCGCGACAGGTCAATAACTTGACATTTCTGGACATTTTTAGACATTTCTAAAGATTTCGCGAAATGCGGAACTATGCCTGACTTCGTCTTTTGTATATGTTTTACGAAGTCGTTATACTTGGAACAGGTTAGTTGACTGACAAATTATTAGCCTATTGAAGACGTAAGAACAGTAATGTTTTTGCGTCTTTCTATTTGGGAGATATAATAAGGAAGTCAATCAACTAATTCTATGTACTTAAAGCTCAACCCTTATGAGGGTGAATCTGAGCAGTATTATTCTGTTCGAGAAATTTTAGAAAGACTTCTTACGCCTTTACCAGAAGAAAAATTAAAACGATTTGGTAGGTTTATTTTTGATATTTTTAGGCATATGTATAAACAGAAGCCTTTAACAGATTTGGAAAGAGCCAGTTATTTTTTAGAAGACGAAGTTCAAAATCTACCATTAGTAGATGTTTACCCTAAAGGTTGGTTATGGAACATAGTCGTATTTTCCATTCAATTACACCCTGACTTTTTCTACGAGGAGTGAGCTTTTTCTTGCAAATAAAACGTAGTCCAGTTAAAGTTAGGAAAAATCCTTATAAACAAATGAAACTTGCCTTACCTATAGATACGGATAGGCAAAATTTATTAGCTGGATTACGTCATTCATCTTTGGTGCGTGATGACTCAGGAAAGCACCGAGTTTATCGTGATGAAGAAGAAAGAGAATATCATTCAGTAACTTCGATACTTAAACATACTGCTCCTGTCGAACAAAAAGCAGCATTAATGAAATGGGCTAAACGCCCAGGTAATTTAGAGCAAAGAGATATGGCCTGTAGTATTGGTACAGCAGTCCATTCATATTGCGAGAAAATATTAAAAACTGCGTCTATAATGGCAATAAATTCAGCTAACAAAAGAAATGGTTGGAAAACTTATGAAGATGGTTTGGCACGACCTAGTCAAGCAATCACAACATGGGCATTACAAAACGCCATTCATGGTAAAAATAAAATCCCAGAACAATGGGCGTGTAGTGAGTACACCCGAAATATACAACCTTTTTTAGAAGATATAAAAGCCATTCATCTTAGTGAATTTAATGTGAATCATTCATCAGGATATGCTGGTCAATGTGACGCTTTAATAGATACAGAAAATCCTGATGGTCACTCAGAATTAACAATAGTAGATTTCAAAACTTACGGAAAAGATACAGATAAACCAGAAAAATATTTACAGGATCATTTATTACAGATAGGAGCGTATAACGAAGGATTGTATGAAAAAACAGGAGTGCGAGCAAAAAGAGGATTGATATGTATAATAAGGAAGAACGGATTACAACTTCGGTGGGTAACAGCTATGGAGTTGATAGGTTGTGGTGCGTTATTTAAGGAAAAGGTTGCAGAGTTTCAAGATATGGTAAAGAACGATCAATTAGTAGCAGCTTAGTAAGGTTTAGAAAAATCTTGATTGGTAATCATAATCCATTGTCCTTCCCCTGTTTTTTTTGAAGGAGCGATATATGTAAAACAATCTTCTGTAGGAGGATAGTAGAAAACTTGTCCATCATAGGGATTTTTAGGAAAGTTAATCCAGTTGTTGTTCGGCATCATTAATCTCATGTTGTTTTTTAGCGACTTCGCTATTAATAGTTTGAGCTAATATATATGGCTCATATTTTAAGTCTAGGTCAAGAGACTCCCTGGCATATTGAAAGTCATCAATATTACCAGAAAGATAGTCCTGATCTAGTGCGGAACGTTTTATTTGATATTCGTAGTATTTACCTTTAGGCATTATTCTTCTTCTCCATAAACATCTATGACCAAACAAGTTTGACTATTTTCTATTTTGGTACATAACCAATTAATAGCTTTGTAGTTATTAGTTTTCCAGTTACCATCATCATCTTTAAATAAATGAATTTGATCTTTTGGAATTTCTATTGGGTCGATAGATAGTTCGTATCTTTCTTTAAGCATTGTTCTCCTCCATAAGTTGTTTTTCTTTTTCAGTTAGGCAATCGTAGTGAACTCTGTAAGCTCCATCAGAAAATTCTGTTGGTTCGTGATCTAAATAAACGTCATAAGGAGTACAATCTTCATCTTCATAAATTCGTTCTCCACAACGATCACATTCGTACCAGTTACATTCTGGACATAACCAACCGATATATTCTTCAGTACTAGCAGGAATTCTATTTACAAATAAACCTGATCCGAAAGAAGTGGAGCGTAGACATTCGACACACATGTCTCCAATATCTACTTGTTTACATTGCATAGTCATACAAACCTCCTTCCGTGAGACTCACTTTTCATTTCTAACATTTGTTGATTTCTTACATGAGGTGGATCTTGATAATCATTAAAGTATGCTTCCAATTCAGCATCACTAGGTTCGTAATTGATAATAGATTCAATAGCTTCTACAGCATCATAAATATTATCCCAAGTTGGAACGTTATATTCAGCATCACAAGGCCACCGACATTGTAGTTTTTCTTGTTCAGCAATGTATTCTTTAAGAATAATGTGAATAGAATCAAGTTTCATTCTGTTAAACCCTCCTTTGCTGGCTTGTCATAAAAAATTTGTTCATAAAATTCTTTATCGTAATCGTTTACGATTTCCCACTTGAGAGAATCTTCGTTGTATTCTTCTAACTGTTCGATAACTTCAGCATGACCGAAGTTACGATTGATAGCATCATGTCCGAAAGCAAGTTCATAAACTGCTTCGATAAATTGTTTATCAGTTAGTTCAGACATTTTTAATCTCCATATAAGGTGAATCGAAATCGTCATAAAGGTAGGATTCAGCTTCCCACCAATCGACTATGTAATCAGAATCTAAGAGAATGAAACAAGGATCAAACAGATCAGGATTCTGTTCCATATAATTGTGATACCACTCTGCAAATTCGTCATATAAATCAGGATGAACTTTGTAATGTTCAGCGATTTCTTTTGCATGAGTTTTACAACAATCCTCGAAGTGAGCAGCTTTTGAGATCATGTCTAGCTCTTGCATAACTTGATCTGGTAAAGGGTTGTCAATCACTTTGTTACCTCCTTACAATCGAAAGCTTCTTGGTCATAACAACCGCTTTCGAGAAGTTTTACGTCATTTGTTTCTACTTGCAAGAGAGATGCTGCAAGAGCTTTGGATTCAGCTTCTTCTTTGTTGTTAGCTTTAACTTCATAGTCATAATAGAAATGTCTATGAATATCAAGTTTAAAAGTTTTCATAATTCGCTAGCGAAATTCTCAGTTGAAAGTAATTTTTTTAAGATAAGTGTTATTTAATATAGCTCCGATTTTCCTGCGTAACTCATCATCTTTGTCAGTTTTAGCTTTGTGATAATCACGAATTAAATCTTGATAAATTTCAGATTTTAGCTCAGTTTTTTGTTGCTGCAAAATAGATTCTATTGGTTCGATGTCATACATCTCTTCAACTTTGGTAATCCATTTGTAAACTGTTTTATCACTTACGCAATAATCAGCAGAAAGTTTAGCAGCGATCTTAGATTTTTTTACATTGGAACGTAGCATCTCTGCTATGCCCTCAAATGCTTCATCTCTAGATTCAGTAATGTTCATTCCTGCTCCTCCTGTTTTTCAGTAAATACAAGAGTTACATAATCACAAACAGAAAAGTCATCAGCAACATCAAAATCCCAAGGACAATCGTTGTCAAGTAACCACTCGAAAAGTTTTGATCTGTTCATGTACTCATCTCCTCGAAACGTTTTTGTACTTCTGCGATAACAAAAGGTTCTAACGCATTAGGAAATTCTTCTTTAACTTGTTCGTATAAGTTTTCAAGAATTTCATCATTTATTGGGTGTGACATATATATACCTCCTACCATGATGATTGATAATAGAAACTATCAAAGCATTTTCCCCCTTCTGCTTGTTCTTCGTATTCAAAAACTTTTTCAAGAATAACTTTGGTACGTTTTAAATCTTGATAGTACCAATCGTCATATTCTTTTGAACCAAAGAAACAACCTTCAATATCGGTTGGTAAAAGCTCTTCTGCTTTCATTTCTCTGGCAACTGGAGTTTTTATATCAAGAATTGTATTAATACGATCTAAGAGTATTTCTAAATCTCCTCTGGATACATAATGACGTTCACAGTTGTCATTCCCACCCTGAACTTCGTCAACAAAAAACTTATGAATTGCATTTGCTTTTCTCCAAGTGATAATAGGAAAAACATACTGAAAATGATTGAATTGATGATCTATTGGAGCGTCTTCAAAACCAATAGCAGCAATAGCATCTTTTAGTTCAGGAGATTGTTCAACTGTAACTTCTTTACCTTCCCTCATATCAGCGTATTGCTGTTCGGTAGGTTGTATATATGCTCTTGTTGAAAAAGAAGCTTCTAAGTACATATCTAATCCCATTAGTTGTTACCTCCTTTTTTTTGTAAAAATTTAATGACTAAAGCGAGATTATCTCCGAGCATTTTGATACCATCGCCTAAATCTTTGTTTAACGCAGATTGCTCTTTGTTTAATTCTTGTTGGCTCGTTGCGTAGTTAACATTCGCTTCTGCTAATTGCTTAACAACATTTTCTAATAATGATAATTTCTTATCAAAAGCAGTTAAGGCTTGTAAGACTTTTTGAAAATCTCTATCCATTGTTTGAATCTCCTTTTAAATAAATCCCTGCTATGGCTGCTCTTAACCATTGGTACGCTTCCCGTTTGGTAAGTCCAGAAGCAAGGTCAGTAACACCTCCACCTTCATTAACTGTTTGCATGATAGTTGTATATCCATACTGACCTCTGGTATGAATATTTCCAATATTGGCTTTTTTATCTCCCCAATATTCTGTAGGGTTGTTTGTTAGTTTGTTGAGTCTTTCAAGTTGAAATTCAACATCTTTGTTAGTGATTCGGTTCATAAGTAGGATAAGTAACTTACATTTTTAATAATAGTACATATATAATGTCATTGTCAATCTGTTATGATATATTAATAATACACTTACTATTCCATAATGAGTCTCATTAAGTCTTACATACTTTCAATCGAAGAAATGGGCTTTGACCCATACCACTTAAATAAATTATCCTCTGAAGAGTGGGATAACTTACTAACTAAAGCCTTAAAATCTGGAAATAAAAAATTATATGAAACTTTGATTCTCACTAGATGTAAATTAAAGTTAGAAAAAGATAGGGCTATTTAAAGCCCTTCTTTTTAGTCTTGTAATATCGAAAGCATAACTCAAAACTATGCAGCATTTCATTCTGAAAAACACAAAGCTGAGTTTCCAAGTTATGTTGCTCTTCCAATATATCTTCATATCTCTGAAGAAAATGAGATTTAAATTCAGAGATTTGACATAATTTTCTTTGGATCGTTGCAAGCTCTTTAAAAAGGTCATCATCATTTGTGATGACCCGATCAGATAAATTAGACATTTTTGCCAAGTCTTTTTGAGCCTGTATCATCTCAGGATCAGTTGCTTTATATTCTTTCATAGCTCCTCACTTACATCGGGTAAATCTTTTACAGTAAAATACCCGCACTCCTCAGAGAGACTTGATACTGTGTTTTTTCTTGGGTCGTAATCCTGCGATTGAAACTCAACCGCTTCCCACCCTCGATCCTCTACAAAATCTATTAAAGATTTCTCATCTTTAGTAGAAGCGATCCAAGAACATTGAGAAAAAGGATCAGCAATTAATAAAACATTCAAGGTCATGATTTTTTATAAAAAGGATTGTACTTTTTTTGATTCAACTCCATATAACGAGAAGTTATTTTGTGGACTTGATCTAGAGAACCATTCATGATGATTTTTCCTAGTTCTCTGTATTCTTTTTTTTCTGATTTTGTAAGCATAATTTTAAGAATAAAGAAAAGAGAGGGGAATTATTACCCCTCATTATCTGGAAGCTGTACCAAAACTTTAAGAAATTTTCTAGGCTTTGGATTCTTCTCGAATTTGAAATCTCTTGAAAGTTGCATATAAACTATATCCCCATCATTAATAACAAATGATGGGATTTTATTTATAGCTTTTAAAATTCTTGTAGTTTGTTTATCCATTGTCTAAACTCCTACAAGTTGATTAATAAAGGATTGCGGCACTGTCTCCGCTTTTCTTCCGTTTAAATATTGTGTAATATGTTTGGAAGTTGTCCTTGAATAATATTCCTCAGTTTTGAATAATTCTCCTGTGTGCATTTGAAAAGCTACAGGAGTCTCATAAGAATAAAAAACCTCAGAACCAGAGGGAAGAGCCAATAAAGTCTTACTGGCTCCTAATCTTTTAATTTTCATTTTGATAAGTTGATAAAGTCTGCAAGTAATTTGTTTGGAGCGTTTCAAGGGCTTGGAAAACTCCGAAGCCCGAATGAATGACAGCACCAAACAAAATAGAAAAACAAATAAATTTAAGTTTGTTCATTTTGTAAAATCTCCAAAAATTCAAAGTCATAAATAAATAGATCAGAGAACAGCTTAGAAAACTGCTCCTGATCTTCAAAGAATAGAAGTTCTATTTCAGACATTAGAAAAATACTCCTAATAGTTTTTGAAATAGATTTCTTTTCCTTTGGATCGTAAAACTTGATGGGATAGTAATAATTACATCATCATTTTTACTAGGTTTGATCTTTGTAAATTTTGGAAGTTCTACACTTCGCATAACCTCAACTCTGTGTAAATAAGGTTTTACCTTATTCATAGAATCACATAAAAGAAGTGCTTCTCTTTGTGTTCTCTTCTCTGCAATCTGTTGCCAACCGTAGTCAATACCAGAATAACGAGTAATTGAAAATGAAGTCATAATTTAAAAATTAACTTTAGGATAAGTTGAAAAAGATAAAAGGAAATTAGATACCTTTTACCTGTAAGCTGTTGTAGGGCTTGCAAGTGCTGTTGAGGAGAGAAAGAAAGCTAGTCAATGTGATTAAGCTCCTGTTGTCTCTCTGGGTTGCTCTGAGTGCAACAGCTTAGAGGTAAAAGAGTTATCTGGGGTGAACTTGTCTCAGGTGTTGGCTCATTTCCGAGATGAATCCACTTCTCGGAGCGATCGTGTGTCGCAAGTGTCGTTTCCACGTTGGCGAGGTTTTCATCCCCTCTGCCTGAGAACTGGAAAAAAGCTGAATTGCTCTCTTCACTCTTTATTATAGCATACTGACATCAGAAGTACACCGAAATAACATTATTATTACATTACAATAACTTATCAATGGGGGGTGTAGTATTAAAAAAAATTATGTTATATACTGAGTCCCCCTACCTTAAACATATATTGCTAATCTTTGTTACTGATAAGTATGTACTACTTTGTTTCTACTTTTATTGACAGTTCAGGTGCTTGAATATTGACTGTCTCTACTGACTCTCCGATAACTTTGCCTAATGAATCCAGGATTTGTGCTGCTGTTTGTAATTGACCTTTTGAAACTGCTTTGTTAAATAATCTCACTCTCATCGCTTGAAGCCTGGGAAGCATATTTTCTCTATCTTTATCCCAATCTTCGTTATTCCATTTCTTTACTCTATTCCAATCGTTCCAAGCGGAAGTCTCTCCAATCCCTTCAATTTTTGCGTGTTCGAGAACAAGTTGCCTTGTTGTCTTCCCATCTAGTTGACGAGAATACAATCTTTGAGCTCTTGCTTGAATATGCTCTTGTGTATTCGGAGCAAACTTAGCTCTTCTTTTTTGTTTTACTTGTTGTTCTTTATGATCTTCTGGAATAAAACCAGACATAAACGATTCAGCCACGGACTCAATCAGGTAAGGTATTAATTGAATGATAACCTAGAAATATCAATTTAGGCTATAAAAAGGGGGTAATAATTGAAAAATTTGTTATTTTTTAGTGTATGGCCGTAAAAAACGCACCAGAAATAAATTTAAGATATGCCCAGGGACAGGTTTTCAACTGCGATAAACGATTTCGTGTCCTCGTAGCTGGCAGAAGATTCGGAAAATCCTATTTATCCTGTATTGAACTACTTCGTGGAGCGATAGATCGCCCAGGGGAGACATATTTCTATTGTGCACCGACATATCGGATGGCAAAAGACATTGCATGGAAAGAATTAAAGAGATTAGTCCCTCGATTGTGGATAAAAAGCAAAAACGAGACAGATTTAAGGATTGAACTGATTAATGGATCGACAATCGAGCTAAAAGGAACAGAAAATGCAATGGCATTGAGGGGAAGAAGTCTTTCGGGGGTAGTATTGGATGAAGCAGCATTTATGGATCAGGGGGTATGGTCAGAAGTTATAAGACCAGCTTTGGCAGATAAACAGGGGTGGGCTTTGTTTATTAGTACACCTGATGGAACTGCCAGTTGGTTTTACGATATGTGGTGTTATTGCGGAGAAACTGAGCGAGATGATTGGCAAAGATGGAGTTTTACTACGATTGAAGGGGGTAATGTAAAGGAAGAAGAAGTCGAAGCAGCTAGGGGTCAATTAGATGCGAGGACATTTAGACAGGAATTTGAAGCTAGTTTTGAAAATCTTACTGGTTTAGTCGCTGTTAGCTTTAGTGATGAGAATATTTCTAAGGAAGTGCAGGATTTACATATGATGCCTTTGTTAATCGGATTGGATTTTAACGTAGATCCTATGGCAGGAATTTGTGCTGTAAAGCATAACGAGTGTCTTTATGTATTTGATGAGATCATGTTGACGGGTGGTGCAACAACTTGGGATTTTGCGGAAGAAGTTGTAAGGCGATATGGAGTAGATCGAAGGGTAATTGCTTGTCCTGACCCAACGGGTAGTGCAAGAAAAACCAGTGGAGTTGGTGTTACAGACCATACGATCTTAAGAAGGAATGGTTTTACTGTTATGAGTCCTAAATCACCCTGGAAAATCAGAGATAAGATTACTGCTGTTAATACTGCATTGCTCGATGCCGATGGAAATCAAAGAACTTTTATCCATCCTCGATGTAAAGAATTAATAAAAGCACTTAGAACTCTGACTTACGCTCCAAATACAGGGATGCCTAATAAACATCTAGGGGTTGACCATGCTTTTGATGCTTTTGGCTATCTTTGTCTACAACAATTTAATTTGGCAAAACCAGAGACATTAGGTCAAACTGCGTTTAGAATATACTAAGAACTACCTAATTCTTACTATGCCTTACCATACTGGGATGAAAAAGAAGAAGAAAAAGAAGAAAGGAGGTAAAAAGAGAAGTGAATGTTCCTGTAAATAAAGCGTTATACTCCAGAGTAAAAGCAGAAGCAAAACGTAAATTCAAAGTTTACCCATCTGCTTACGCTAACGCATGGCTTGTACGAGAGTACAAAAAACGTGGTGGTACTTACCGAGTGGAGAAAAAACGTGGCAAGAAGTAGTGGCGGTCTTACCCGTTGGTTTAAAGAAAAATGGGTAGATGTCAAAACTGGAAAACCCTGTGGCCGTCAAAAAGGCGAAAAACGAGGCTATCCAGCTTGCCGACCCAGTAAACGTGTATCAAGTAAGACACCTAAGACTGCTGGAGAGATGTCATCAGCCGAAAAAGCACGATTCAAGCGTGAAAAAACAGGAAGTAAGAAGATAACATACCAACATAGACGTAAAAAACGCAAAAGGAGTTAAAAATGGCTAAATCTCACGCAATGGCTAGATGTCAAGGGTACATCGCAAGTGTCAAAAAAGGTAAGAAAAAGAAAACTAAGGCAAAAAAGAAGAAAAAATGAGTGTAAAATCTCAAGTAAAGCGGTAACATAGAGTTATCTAGGAAAAATCATGCCTAAAAAGTCCTATTCTGCAAAACAAAGGAAATTAGCTGCTGTTGCACCTCCTAGAGATAAAATCACTGGTGCTGATTTTAAAAAATTAAAAAGTAAGAAGAAGAGGAAGAAAAAATGAAAATGAAGAAAGAACTTACAACTAGGCAAAAAACTGCTTTAGCAAATCATAAAAAGAAGGGTACTCATACTGCAAAACACATGACAATAATGAAAGAAGAGATGTTAAAAGGTAAAACATTTATGGAAGCACATAAAATAGCCATGAGGAAAAAAGGAAAATAATGCCAAGAAAAAAAGGAGTCAGTTTATCTGTAGGAAGAGGCGAAAAGTCCAAGAAAGGAGGACTGACTGCAAAAGGCCGTGCCAAATACAATCGTGCCACAGGAAGTAATTTACAAGCACCTGTTACTGAAAAAAATCCTACTGGTAAAAGAGCAGCTAGAAGAAAATCTTTTTGTGCAAGAATGAAGGGTATGCCTGGGCCATTGAAAGATAAAAAAGGCCGACCTACTAGAAAAGCGTTAGCATTAAAACGATGGAGGTGTTGAAATGACTTATGCTGTTCCTGGCCCAATTAGAACCAATGTTGTTTCATCTACTTCAGTAGGTGGTATAGATAGTCCTTTTACTAGAACTAGAGCAGTTTTAGATATGATGAAAGGTTGGGAAATAATGAAGGCTGTTACTGAAGGTACTGAATATTTAAGAGAGAATAGTGAAGCATTTTTACCTTTAGAACCAAGAGAAGATTATGATGCTTACCTTGCAAGAGTAAATAGAGCAGTATTTAGTCCTTTTACTCAAAGATTGATAAGAGCAGCTACAGGTTTAGTCCTTAGAAAACCAATAACTTTAACTGGAGATCCTTATTGGACAGAAATGTTTAAGATGGATGTCGATGGTTGTGGTTCGGATTTAGATGAATACGCAAGAAGAATATTGATGTGTTCTCTTACATATGGTCAAAGTCATGTTCTTGTAGATTATCCTGCTCCATCAGGTGCATTAAGTTTGGCAGAAGAAAGACAACAAAATCGTAGACCTTATTGGATTGAAGTAGATCCAAATAATCTTTATGGTTGGAGATTAGATAGAGAATCAAATTATGGGAATCTTATACAAGCTCGAATTGCAGAAAAGGCTGTATTGCCTGATGGAGATTTTGGTGAAAAAGTTTATGACCAGATAAGAGTTATAGAGCCTGGTCGGTACAGAGTTTTTCGTAAAAAAGAGCAAATTGAAGAAATGTATGATGTCTCTGATAACAGTGTGACAGGAAATTTTGAAATGGGATCAG